CTATTTTTGTTCCAATGGAAATATTTTTTCTTACTTGTTGAGTTGTAGTTAATCCTTTATTCCAGGCTTCTTGTAAACCAACAGTATTTTTATTCCATGGAATATTAAAATTATTTTCATTTGGATCTATTACATCATCTGACATAACAAAATTTATAGGTGTTACATTCAGAACTAATGCAATTGGATCATCAATTTCCATTAATATTTTCCTTGTTATAATTTAGATCATGCACATACAACATCATTATTGCATAGTGCATGACTTTCATAATGTCTTTACGCCAATCCTCTGGATTGCCTTTTTTTCCATAGCGCTGAGTGTATTTTTGCATATTCCCTAAGCAAAACCCATCACCATATCCACTGTCAATAATAAACTCTGTTGCTTGAAATTTATTTTGAGAATAATGCTGAGCATAAGTAGATTCAATATAATCTTGAATGTCTTTAAGAGTCTTAGGCTCATTATATTTATACTGAATGTTCGGATCCATCACGTTCCTTAATTAAAAAAGTTTTCTAATGTGAGTGTGGGTTCATCAGATTCAATCTCGTGTGTTTGACTATGATTGTACTGATAAGTGTATGTAGAGTTAATCATCTCAAGTTCTCCATTGAGATATTTTGAGATTTCTGAGCACATATCTAAAGCAGTCTTTACTGGAACGCTTTGACAAATATGATTATAGCTTTTCTTTGGATTTAGTAATTCAAAGTTTTCTGGCATACCCATAATTGACATGGCTTCACGATATGTGATATATCTATCTTCATCTGGATGGGTTAAACATGTAGGATAATGTCCTACGAAAGCACCAATGTAATCCTTAGGAATAATTGTTCCGCGGCGCATGATATTTTTACCAGACTGAAGCTTATCATACTTATACATGCACTTTTCATATTCACGCTCATAACCTTTAGACTTTAGCCAATCAGCAACCCGATTATAACTATAACCTTGAGATTCAATAAACGAGAATACATCATTACTTCTAACTCGAAGAAATCCTAACTTTTCGTTTGAGAATTCTCTATGTGAGATTCCGCCAAAAACTTCTTCTAAGATAAAGCGATAATATGGATCTGATTCTGATGGAATTCTATGATTAATAGGTTCCATTTGAGAATTTGCTTTTACATTGCGAATAAGATCTTCAATCTTAGTCCATGGTCTATTAAAATAACCAAGTAAAGGTGTCTTATCAGTTTCTTTCCAAAAGAAATAGAAAGATCTTTCGCGAACTTGAGGTGTACCATGTAATAGAGACCGAGTTCTATAAACCGACATAGTATAACCATTATCCCTACCAATCTTATATAGGGTATTTCTTACATTTTGACCAATCTTTCCAGCAAATCCTGGAGCATTTTCTCCCCAGAATACACGAGGCTTAAGAGTACCTAAAACATAAGTTGCAGTCTTAATCATCCATTGATTGTTTTGGTTGTGATCACCAAATCCTGCGGATAACTGTGAAAGTCCAGCACAAGGACACACACTATTAACTACATCTACGCTTTTAAGCTTAGGCTGTTCTAATGCATCGAGATAATAATAAGGCATCTCAACATTATAAGCATTTCTATAATGATTAAGAATATGACTTTCATTAGCTTGAAAGCCTTCATATGTCATCATATACTCAGGAGCTTGGCCGCTATCTTCATGCTGGGCTAGGGCAACACCACCGATAAGTGGAATAATTGATGCGTGTGTATAATTCAAGAAAAGAACCTTTCTAGATTAAGACTAATTTTTTCATGCTTCTTAGCAGTTGTAACTTTCTTGATTATATCCGTAAAGACTATGCTTGAATCTGAATGACCTTTCCAGTATTCAAAAGCCTTATTTCGCATCTCATCTCGAAGAGTCATATTATTATATACGTTAAGAATTTGGTTAGCAGTTTCTTCTGGATTTTGAGCATTATACCAAATTACACCGGTATCATCTTGAGTTGCTGGATTACCAGTCTTAGGATGAATAATGTGATCACCAAAATGCTTATGAAAAATAGGAACAGTACCACATGCAATAACTTCAGCATGACAATACTCGATATTATTACCATAATACTGAGGCTTCAGGTTATAAAGATCTGAACCAAATGCGGAACGAGAAAGTCTATCCATACAATCTTCATTCTTGAAGTCAGGATAAAGATATGGAGCAGAACCTGGAACTTCTTTATTATAATGATTTCTAGCAAGTGCACGATTTCTACCACGAATGTATTCTTGTACATCGCGCTTAATAGTCTTCTTAAAACCATCTTCATGGGTCACCAAAAGACTTTGCACAGAAGCTTCCAGACCTTCCAGTGTCGTGACAAAGTTATGCTGCCTTAGGTAATCATTATGGAGCTTAACAATCTCAATAGGCCCTTTCCACATTGCACAACGTCCAATCCACTTGACCATATTTGATTGTTGTTGTTCAATTGGCTTCCACCACTTTGCCTTATGTGCTTCATAATCAAAACCAACACCCATGGTAGTCAAAGGAGTTGATACATTATTCTTTTCACACCAACCAGCAAATGCACCATGAAGTGAATGAGTCATAATAAGATCCATTGCATTACAAACATCTGCAAGACGTGCATTACGAATAATAGATGCATTGTTATGATCGACTTGGATCATTGACTTAGGATGCTTAATAAGAGTTAGAAGCTCAACAAAATTATTAACACATTCATCACTGTGCTTAAGAGAAGGAACAGAGTATACAACTACAGCTTCAAAGTCCTTATTAATTTCATTAGCAATAGCCAGCATCTCAGCATGAGTTGCACAATTAAAAAGCTTAGCATCAAGCTTCAAAGAATTGTGGCGAGGCCACTTCTTATCATTGATAGCAAAAACCTTTGAATTTGGATAATGTCTAACAAACTCAATAGCATTACGAGTTACACCGCAACCCTCAATACCACGTCCTAAGATAACCGCAATCTTCATGCAAATTCCCACTCAACACCAGCATCAGTAAACATTTTACAAGATTTATACCAAGATTCTGTCCAAAGAGAATTCTTAGAAAGATCAATATCCTTTGGAAGAACTACCTTTTTAATACCTACTTGGATTACACCCTTAGCACAATCAGAGCATACAGGCAATCCAGTTACATACAATGTCGAGCCTTCAAGCTTGATTCCATTATATGTTGCATTGTATATAGCATTCATCTCAGCATGAACAATCAGAGTATACTTGGTTTCTCTATCAAGAAGTCTAGAATCATCTTTAATTCCTCGAGGAAATCCATTATATCCTACTGAAAGAATCTGACGATCACCACCGACAATTACAGCACCAATCTGTCGACTTGGGTCTTTGCTCCAAGTTGAAATATGCTTTGCAAGTTCTAGAAATCGTTTATTCCAATCAGTCATACTACCATTCCAAAGTGTCTTTCATATACATGAAGAGATCCAACATTCCAATAGATATTTCCGGGATGCATATGTAATTCAGCAGCAAGACTATCAAGAACAAACTTTTGCCATGCATAATCATTGCGATAACCGAAGACAACATCATTGCTTCGCATTTGAACAATAGAATGAAGTTGATTATCACGGATCAGATATTGAACAGTATTAGTGCACATAAAATCTGAACGACCATTGCGATTATAATCCAACCACATTTCTGGTCGAGTATAAATCATTACAGCACGACGAGAATTAGGATTTGCAATAAGTTCATCACGAACACGATTATATTGACAATCACTATTAATATCTTTAAATGCTTCAAGAGCAAAGATATTATGATAGCTCATAAAACCATTTTCAGGTGAGAAGATACACCAGCCATAATTGGAATTGATATTACCCTTATTATCCGCAACTTGCTTCCAGATTTCTGGAACCTTACCGGGAATATCATTTACATTCAGGGACTTGCTGAGATACCAATCAATTTCACGACGAATATAGTCATGATTAGGTTCACCGAAGATAGATTCTTCATCTGCAATAAAGCTTGCATTGATAAGCTCAATGGTTTTTACACCAGTCTTATCAATCACAAATTCTTCTAGAGCAAGAGCATCCTTGAAATAATTACGAATATCTTCAACTGTTGAATGCATCATCCGCGGATCGTTCCACCATTTTCTACATAAAAACCCATTCCTTTAATAGTAGCACCACCAGTTGATAGTTGACCATTTGCATGTTCATTCACAGTAAAAGGATCTTGAGTAAACTTCATTATTTTACGATTATACATATCCCGATTTGGATCTTGACCTTCCATCTTACCACGGAGATATGATACAGCAAAGCTGGCATAATTGATAAGATCCTTATAGGTATCTTCAAGAGATTCAAAGTTAGTAATGCCATTAGCTTCAATTAGCGATTGAGCACGAAGCATCTTACCATGCATAATATCATGAATGGTATCAACACCACGACGATAATGCATTGCTTGAACTACATTTGAATTGGGATTTTGATAATCTTGAGACTTCTTAAGCTGAAGTTCAATACACTCACGAAGAACCTTTACAGATTCTTTTTCATTAATATTATTCATAATAATATCCTTTTGAAGTTTCACTAATAATAGTATAATATGTGTATGAATTAATGTAAATCAATTTTCAAAAATATTTTCAAACAATCCATGATTATCTGCATGTGAAGGAGGAGTCCAACCTTCAGGCTTAATTAGATCAGGCAGTCCAAGAGGATTTGGGCGGGAGGCCTTTACACCAACTTCCTTATTCATATTAGCTTCAAGGACTTCATCCCATGCCTTATATGAATCAACCTTGAAAGCATCAAGTGTACCAATTGCAACTACACACAGATCAATCAAAGCATCAACTGCATCTTCAGCTGAGGTAGCTTGCTTAAGTTCATCAAGTTCTTCTTGTAAAAACTTGATTCTAAATTCAAGATACTTCTTAAGTGTTTCATTATCCATATTATGGACGACAGTACAAACATTATACTTATCGTGCATATCTTCAATATCATTAACCCAGTTTACGCTCATTATTTCTTCCATTCTTCAAAATTTTTGTCCAATTCTTTTCAGCCTTTTCTTTATGAAAGAAATTGGCACGATTTATAAACACTTCGCCATTTTCAATATGGTCATATTCGTGCAAAAAGCATCTTGCAGTAATATCAGTAAATGTATGGGTCTGAGCCATGCCATTTGGAAAATTAAATCTTGCAGTTACTGAACGAGGGCGTTTAACCTTAACTGAAAGTCCAGGATATGATAAACATCCTTCATCAAGCACAATTGTTTCATCTGATATTGCAATAATCTTTGGATTGATAACAACAATTGCTGGATCAGTTTCCATAGAAAAGATCTTATACGGTATACCAACTTGATTAGCAGAAAGCCCAATTCCACGTGCTTCACGCATCTTTTTAACTAGGTTTTCTGCAAACACTGCAATATCAAATTCAGGATTTGTAAAATCCCATTTCTGACATGGCTGATGCAGTATAGGATCATTATACGGTATTAGGTTTAAATTGTCAATATTCATTTTTATTCTCTACTACATAAATTATGTACATATTTAGTTTTTGACTTATGCTGCGTCTTTAATTCTTGAGAAATTCTTGATCTTTTCAAATCTAAGTACATTCGTAAACTTATCGACCATTTGATCTGGTTTATGACTAATCACAAAAACGTTTGAGTCGCTTGAAATTGAAGTAATAATCTTTAGCAGTTCTTCTGTTCCAGTTGAGTCAAGAGAGCCATCAAAGGTTTCATCAAGGATCAGCAGATTAGAAGAGTTACCATTTCTAAGTTTAGCAATTGCTCTCCATGCAAATAGAATAGCCAAATCAATTCTTGCCTTTTCACCTTCAGAGAAAGAATCATAACTAAAATCATCACGATGTCTTGACCGAACAACTTCATTAAAGTTTTCATCAAGTTCAAATGTAACAGTCAATTCCATTGCCGCTAAATACTTATTAACAAGTTTATTCATAATTGGAATATACTGCTTAATAATCTTTGATTTGATACCACCATCCTTAAGAAGGACTGATATAACATCAAGGACTTGCTTACGAGCAATCAACTGTTCATGTTGAGTTGCATACATCTTAAGTTGATTCTTCAATGCTGTAAGCTTTTCATGATCTTCAGTATTTGCCTTATGTTCTTCAGATAGGCGAACAATATCAGCTTCAATCTTTTTCTTAAAATCATAATTAGTCTTAATTAGAAGATTCTGTTCTGTTATTTGTCTATTGATAGATGTAATTTGATTTTGCACTTCAGAAATTTCATTAAGTCTGGTTAGCATAATCTCATATTTTTCATCAATCTGATTCATAGCAGTTTTGAATTCTTCAACCTGAGAAGTTTTTGATTCTATAGTTTCACACTTAAATGTATGCTCAATACCTTGTTTACAAGTTGGGCAATTATCATTTGTATCATAAAACTTAATTTCTTTTACTAACTTTGACACCTTATCATCAAATTGAGATTTTGTCAAGGTTAAATTTTGCATTTTAGAAATAATACTATCATGATCTTTAATTTGATCTGATAGATCTTCTACTTGTTGTGTATAGGTTTCAATTAATATAGTACTATCAGTAATCTGAGCATCAAGATCATTTAGTTTAGATCTGTTGAGTTCAATCTGTCTTTCATTATTAGATTGAATGCTCTTGATATAATCTTTTTGTAGAATAATCTTTTCTTGAATAAGATCAGAGTTATACTTCAGTTCACGAATATCATTCTTATTATCTGAGACTTTATTCTTGAGAATAATATTCATTACAGAAAATATCTGAAGATCAAGCAAATCCTCAATAACTTCACGCCGATGTTGTGCAGGAAGTTGCATAAAAGGAATGAATGATCGTGAACCAAGAGTCACAATCTGCGAGAATGATTTGTGATTAAGCTTAATAATATTCTTTTCAAGATATTCTTGATAATCTTTGATGGCAGCATCTTGATTAATCATGGTTCCATCTTGAATAATTTCAAAAATATTTGGCTTCATACCACGACGGATCAAGAAGTCTTTATTGCCAGTTGTAAACTCAAGTTCAACCAACATGTTCTTTTTATTGATAGTATTAATAAGTTGTGGCTTATTAATCTTTCTGAATGGCTTACCATAAAGTGCATATGATACAGCTTCAATAAAAGTCGACTTACCTGCACCATTCTCACCGACAATAAGAGTCGATGGATGTTCACAAAGATTGACTTCCGTAAAAATATTTCCTGTCGAAAGAAGATTCTTCCAACGCACAGCTTTAAAAATAATGCTCATGAATAACCTTAGATTGACAATGCTTCTACATAAAGTTCACCAAGTATCTTATCAATTTCCTTTTTGTCAATATCTACTTCAGCAGATTCAACAAACTTTTTAAGAATACTTAAAGTGTCTTCGGCTTCGTTTACAATATCTCCGTCATCTTCAAGATTGAGATAAAGATTATCATCAACAACTTGAATTGCAAGAGGATCGACCTTTTCAAGTCTATCAATAAACAAATCAAACCAATAAGGATTGTTTTTAGTATTAACAATAACCTTTACATATGTTCCAGATAGGTCTGAAAAATCTAGTGTATCAATTGCGCCATAATCTTTCCACATACTATCATCATAATGAATCTTATTGAACATAGTATATGGGTTATGCACAAAATCTAATTCTCTCGTGTCCGTGTTAAAACTGTGAAACCCTTTCTGATCACCATAGTCTGACCAAGTGATTTCATATGGGCATCCCAAATATCGAATATTTCCCTTCTTAGATCGGTGATGGAAGTGCCCAGAGC